GGGCCTAGAGGGACTGCCCCGCTCGCCCTCAGACCGGGAGACGCGCATGACCCACCTGATCCGCGTAGTCGCACTGTTCGACTTCCGAATGCACCACGAGCGCGCCAACCTGGGCGCCCAGATCCTCGGCCGCGCCATCGGCCACGAAGACACGCACCTGTTCGACGGGCCCGGCCGCGCGGTCATGAGCGGCTACGGCGACATCGTGGGCGCGGCGGGCATGTCCGCGGCGCACCTGAGCGGCGCACTCTGGAACGCCGCCTTCGACGCCCGCAATGAGGCACTGGTCCGCTGATGCCCCGCGGAGTCCACTTCACCGCCCAGACGGCCTTCCGGCTACCGGAGGGCCTTCTGGCGTCCCTCAAGGGCGCGGCGGCGGAGGACGAGCGCACGATGACAGACTGCGTGAGCGAGGCCATCGGCGAATGGCTGGACCGCCGCAACGGTATAACCACTCGCGTAACCACCGTGCCGGAACCGGCCGCTGCTGTATCACCACCACGCGCCCGGAAGCCCCGCGAGGACACCGCACCCCGCGCTACGTTCAAGTCCCCCGAACCCTCGCGCCGGGCTCACGCCGTCAACTGCAAGTGCGGGATGTGCAAGCCGACGAAGGGAAGCTAGCGATGAAGCGCGGAGACCAGGTGAAGGTGCCCGGGTTCGTCGTGTCGGTGACGGACGGCATTGCCGAGATCGAGTTCGCCGGGACCTACCCCGACAACGGGCAGCGGATCAGGATTGCCGTAGAGGCGATAGACCCGGAGGACGTCCGCGACATGTGGGCGGCCATTGAGAATATGGCCAGTCGTCCGCTGGTGATCAGTGACGCTACCCTGACTGACCTCGGCATCGTCTCCAGGACAGGAGGGAAGCAGCAGTGACCGACCGCGAGCCCGTGAAGGTCTACCTTGCCACGGCAGGCGAGTACTCCGACTACCGGGTGCGCCACGCGTTCAGCCGCCGCGAGGATGCCGAGGCATACCAGCTCGGCGATGACGTAGCCGAGTTCGAGGTGCACGACGGGCCGGTCGAAGTGCGGAACTGGCACTACCTGCACTGGAATCCGGCCCTGCCGGACCGGGAAGCGTCATGGCCCACTTCTGCAAACCCTTACCTGGAGTCGGAACTGCGCGACTTCGACGGGGACGAGCGGAACGTCCAGCATGAGTGGGTCGAATTCCCCGGCCGCAAATGGCTGCGCGTCAGCGGCTGGGACAGGCGGCGGGTGCTCAAGGTCTACTCTGAGCAGCGCGGGCAGTATCTCGCCAATCTCGCCCTCGCTGCCGGACCACCGGAAGGGACGGGGACGTAAGCGAGCCCGGCGCGGCCCGCAAGATCATGGCAGCGACCAGCAGCACCCTCAACGCGACCGAGCGGGCCGTATGGAACGTCTGGGGCCTGCTCTCCGATGATGACCCGGCCCCGCTCAAGCGGATCGCCCGCAGTCTCGGCATGACACCCGCTGATGTGGCGTTCATCGTCTACCCCGCGGAGACTTTCGGCCGGTGGGCTGACGACCAGGAGCCCGACCTGTAGCGGAACCCTCCGCCACGACGTAGCATCGGCTCAGCACGTCCGGTGCCCTGCGTGGATAAACCAAGTCGGCTCCCGTGCCCTCCCCAGCAGGAGGACTCAACGCCCCGGTCGGACAAGCCGGGGCACCTCCGCGCCGGCGCCTCTCTCGTCGCTGCTGCCCACGTAAGCTACCATCATCCCAGGACGCCCCAGCAGCGTCCGCCGCGCGCCGCAACGGCGCCCACCGATCCTCCCGCAACGGGCCCAGCTTCCAAGAGCAGGTGCCCCGTTGACCATGCCAGCCGCCACGGCGCGTAACGCGCACGCGTGCTGGCCGCCTGACCCTCTCGCCCGCCTAGGCGCACCGCGCCGCTCGCGGGAGAGGGGGTGATGTCCTGAGTGGGTACACCGTTTGTCCAGCCTTCAGCCGCAGGCGGCTACAACGTCGGCGCATCTATCGGGCTCGCGTCAACGCAGCCCATCGATGACCGCCAGATGAGCCGCCTGCCGGTCGAGTCGCAGCCCTGGCCTCCCGCCGAGCTGACCCCGGTCACATACCTCCATCGCATCCACGATGCATGGTGGGTCGGAGACCGCCAGAAGCTGGCCTGGGTGTACTACTTAGCCCCCTTAAAACCTCGGCGCCAACTCCCCCTACGGCAGGGCGTTCTTCGCGACCACGGGCGAGAAGGGGATGCCCGTCCCGCGTCCCGGCCAGTACCGCGGCGGCCTGCTGGGATCGATCGAGCACTCTTTCTGGGGTGAGCCGGTGCCCCCGGGAGAGAAGAGAAATCGTACGCACGTTCCCATTGCCGGCGATATCGCCCAGACGTCCGCGTCCCTGCTGTTCAGCACGCCGCCCGAGCTGAAGACGACGCTCGACGGCCCGGAAGGCCGCGCCAACCAGGCGTGGCTCGATGAGCTGATCGACGACGGATTCCACACCCGCCTGCTGGAGGGCGCGGAAATGTGCGCCGCGCTCGGCGGCGTCTTCCTCCGCATCGTCTGGGACAAGTCGGTCAGCGACCGCCCGTGGGTACAGCCGGTCCCGGCCGACGTCGGGGTGCCCGCGTTCGCGTACGACAAGCTGAAGGCCGTCACGTTCTGGAGGATTCTCGCCGACAACGGCACCGACGTAGTGCGGCACCTGGAAATGCACGCGACGAGCGAGAACAAGATCATCCACGGCGTCTACCAGGGCGACCAGACCGACCTCGGGGAGATCGTCCCGCTGTCCGACTTCCCGGCCACGGCGCGCGTCTTCAACGACCTGCAGGGCGACACGCTCAGCCTGCCCGACCTCCCATTCGACGCCAGCACCGTCGTTTACGTGCCGAACATGCGCCCGAACAAGGTGTGGCGCGACCTCGGCCCCGAACTGTGGCCGCTCGGCCGCTCCGATTACTGGGGCATCGAGCCGCTGATGGACAACCTCGACATGGCGATGAGCTCGTGGATGCGGGATATCGAGCTCGGCGTGTCGAGGCTGATCGTGCCCCCGGAGTACCTCGACAATATCGGCCGCGGTCAGGGCGCGGTCTTCGAGCCCGACCGGCGCGTGTTCACGCCGCTGAACATGCTCCACGACAGCACGGGTTCAGCGCCGTCCATCACGGAGAACCAGTTCAAGATCCGGTGGCAGGAGCACCAGAACAGCTGCCAGGAGCTGGCGAACCGGATCGTCCAGGAAGCCGGCTATTCCCCCCAGTCCTTCGGCGACTATGCGGGCGGGGCGCTGACGGCCACGGAGATCGAGGCCCGCGAGCGCACCTCCCTGATGACCCGGCAGAAGAAGATCCGGTACTGGCGGCCGTGCCTTCAGGACATCATCTACTCGCTGATGTGCGTCTCGAGGCTGTACTTCGGCGCGTCGGCTATCACCCCGGAACGGCCCGACCTGGTATTCCCGCCGGTCGCGCTGCCGGACGTGCAGGTGATGGCGCAGACCGTCGCGGCGCTGGCGGGTGCCGAGGCGGCGTCCAAGCGGACCCTGGTGATGATGGCTCACCCTGAATGGTCCGATGCCGAGGTGGACGCCGAGGTCCGGCAGATCATCTCCGAGATCGGCATGGACATGGCCGGCCGGGCCCGGATCGCCCTCGCCGCCCCGATGGGCGAGACCCTCTACCAGGCCGAGCAGGAACTGGCGACGCCGGTCAAGGCGGAACTGCCGGGGGCCGACGACGAAGACGCCGAAGACAATGCCGAGGAAGACGAGGCGCAGTGATGGCTGACAACGATGAGAAGCGGCGACTGCGTGACGAGGTGGCCGAGCTTGCCCGGACGGTTGACGGGCTGCGGCAGGAACTGGCGCTGAGCCGCGCGGGCCACGCCTGCCACGGGTCGCCGTGCTGCGTTGCCGCCATGTCCCACGTTCACTGCAACTGGGGTCACTGCTGGTGCTACACGGTTCACGTGTACTACCAGGCGTACCCGGTGCCCGGCTGCGCGGGCGGCGCGCTGCCGTTGATTTACACGACCAACATCGGCGCCGATGTCCCGTTCGTCACGACCAACGCGGCGGCGGGCGCGGCGGCTGGCGGCTTCACCACCTACATCCCCGCGCTCGGCAACTAGGGAGGTTCCGATGGCCAAGGCCAAGAGCGGCGGCAAGACGACGATCAGCGGCGGGAAAGGCACCTCGCCGGTCACGTTCAAGAAGGGCGCGCTGCACCAGCAGCTAGGCGTGCCCGCAGACGAGCCGATCCCCGCAGCCAAGATGGCGGCGGCCAAGGCAGGGAAGTTCGGGGCGCTGGCCCAGAAGCGCGCGAATTTCGCGACAGGAATGCTCGCCGCCGGCCGGAAGACCGCGGCGAAGAACCGAAAGGGGAAGTAGATGAGCAAGCACGTTCCCAGCGCAGCGGCGAACGGACCGCAGGGCCCCCAGGACGCGAGCGGCAAGGTAGGCGGCCACTTCCACGGCCGGGGCGGGGAGAACCTGCCGAAGCCGGGACCGGGAGACATGGACGGCGACGGAGACGACGACCGCAGCATGTCAGGGCAGCGGGACGACGAGAACCCGGTGGCCGGTGGCTGACAAGTCCGTCCCGTCCTCGGCTGGCGGTGGCCCGCGCGACTTCTCCGAGGCGGTGCATGCCAACTTCGCCCGGCCGCCGCGCCAGCCTGACATCACGGTGCAGGTCTGGCTCTCTGACGAGGAGGCGGCGAAGGTCATGCCGGCCGACGTGACCGCCGCGGTGTCCGAGTTGCTGGTGCGGCTCGGAGTCGAGCGGGGCAAGGTAGCCGTCAGCGCGCCGGGGCTCACGATCGGCTCTTTCCCGGCCTTCGGGCTGGAGCAGCCGTGAAGTCCGTCCTGCGCCCCTCCGCCGACTCGTCCGGCAACCTGCACCCTGACGGCGCTATCCGCTGCCCGTGGGGCTTCCACTCGCTCGTCACCGATGAGGACGACCGGGTGGAGGTCCGCGCGCAAGGGCTCGTCCGGGGCGACCAGGCCGCCAGGCTGATGACCGCCGCGCCCGGTGGCTACCTGGCGCTGCACGCCGTCCAGCGGGCATTCCAGGACGCGCTCAGCTACATAGGCGTAGAGGTCGCCGATGCGGAGGTCGTCGTCTTCCCGCCGCAGCACGACTGCAACGCCCTGATGAAAGCCGAGGACCAACTGTGACCACCACCCTCGAAGCGGCACGCCGCAGGCAGCAGGAGGACATCGACCGCCTCTCGGCCCTCGTCCCGCGCGCCGACGACCCGGAACTGGCCGAGCACGCGCTGTGGAACGACGAGTTGGCGGCCGACGCCGAAGCGGGGGCGAAGCGGACCGAGGCTGCTTACGCCAGCGTCCGCGAGTGCCCGTGCGGCATGGTCGGCCGCCTGCCCGGCGAGCTCTGCCCGTGCGGCAAGCCGCCGGTGTCCGAGGCCGAGGCCGGGCGGCGGCGCATCGCCAGGGCCATCCGGGGGCAGATCGTCCCGTGCCCCGAGCACCAGTCGCCCCCGCCGAAGGGGTCGTGCTGGAGGTGCGGCCGTAACGCCGCGTTCGAGCGGTCTGCCCGCATCGCGGAACGCGGGGTGCCGGGGTGATGAACCTCGAGGTGAGCAGCAGCGAGATAGCGGCCCGCGCGCGGGTAAACGCTGTGACCGAGGCCCTGGATGCGCTGGGCTTCGTGCTGCACGTACAGCGCAGCACCATCTCCGGTGACGAGTGGTTCGCCGCCGACCCCAAGGACGGCGGCGCTACGGGGCCACTGTTCGCCACCATCGGGGACGTCGAGCAGTTCATCGCCGACGAGACGGCCAACCGGGCTGCGGCGCTGACACCGCAGCCCGGCAAGTTCAGGGAGGCGCTGTTGCACGGAACCCCGAGCGTCGGCCGGATCGTCCACTACGTCAGCTACGGCACGCCGGGCGGCGAGTACGGCAAGGAATGCCGGGCCGCGATCATCACCGAAGTCCCGGCCCTCCTGTCCGAGCAGCCGAACGACGGAACGACCGCCGGCCTGTGCGTACTCAACCCCACGGGCCAGTTCTTCAACCGCGCGGTCCCCTACGACGGGGGCACGTGCAAGACGCTGCCGCATCAGGATGCGACGCGCACGGCCCTCGGTGATCCGGTCCTGTGCGGCGGCCAGTGCTACGAGGGCGGCACCTGGCACTGGCCGGAGCGCACGTCATGACCGCCCCCTACCCTGGCGCGCTTGTCCTGGTGAACGTGGACGCCGCCCACAATGGCGGCAGCCCGCACGCCCCCGCGGTCGTCACCGCCGTCCGCCCGGACGGCCGCGTCAACGTCCGCGTCACCTACGACGGGCCCCCCTCGGACCAGTACCCGGGCGCCCGTCACCGGCCCGAGTACCTCACCGGTGTGGAGTTCCACGACACCGCAGACCCGGCCGCAGCCAACCGGCACGGCCAGTACGGAGCGTTCTGGCCGCCCGGCCTGATGCTCGCCGCCGCAATCCTCCAGAACCAGGAGACCATCATGTCCGAACTGTCCCAGCAGCAGAGTGACGTCAACGCCGCCGCTGCCGCCCTCACGTCCGCCGCGACGACGATCAGCACCGTAGCCTCCGACCTGGGGAACGTGCTGTCGAGCATCAACGCCGAGCTTGCCAGCCTGAACGCCCAGATCGCCGCGCTGGGTACCCCGGTGGACACCTCGGCGCTGGACACCGCCGTGGCCGGGCTGGCCGCCCCGCTGGCCGCCCTCCAGGCCGCCGACGCCGCCCTCGACGCGATCGAGACCCCGGCGGCCACCACGACCCCGGCTCCCGCGGCCCCGGTCGCCTCCGGTGACAGCGGATCGGCTGCCTGAGCCGTGGCCACAGCGACCGCGCCGATTACCCGCGAGGAAGCGGCCACCCTGTACCGGCTGTACGCGCGCATCGTCCTGCGCCCGTCTGAGCAGGACAAGCTCAACGCCGGCGACCTGTTCGAGGCCGTCCAGGATCTCCTGGAGCGCAAGGGCGTCAACCGGGACGACTGCTTCGCTGAGGCGATGCGGACCGATCCCGGCAGCCGCTACGCGCCGGACCACACCCACGACGGCCCGGAGCCGTAGCCATGGCCAAGCACGTCCCCTCCGGTGCCGCGGCAGGCACCCGGGGGCCGCGGGACGCATCCGGGACGGTCGGCGGGCACTTCGCCGCGCCGGCCGCCTCCGGGGCGGACCGGACCGCTGACATGCGGGACGGGGACGATGACTCGGGGAGCACCGCCCCGCAGGAGCCGCAGACGACGGTCCCGGCCACTGCGGCGACGATGGCATACCGGGGCAGCGGCACGCCGTGACCGATCTCAGCGACCCGTCCCGCGAGGCCATCCACGACGCGATCCAGCGGCACGCCAGAGATGCCCTGGACACGCCGGGAGCCATCCTCACGGGCTGGGCGCTGGTCGCCGAGTGGATGGACGACAAGGGCGACCGCTGGCTGAGCAGGGCGCACGCCGCGTCTACCACGTCATGGTCGGCGAACGGCATGCACCACGAGGTGCTGTACGGCGACTGGGACCAGGACGAGGAGGACTGAGCGCCATGACCGGACCCGAGCACTACGCGGTGGCCGAATCGCTAGCTGAGCAGTGCGAGGGCCGCGAGATCGACGCCTTCGCGGCGTCGGCCATCGCGGCCATCGCGGCTGTCGCCCAGGTCCACGCCACCCTCTCCGTCGCTGCCTATCTAGCCGATCTCGCGCAGCAACGGGAGGTGATGCCCAGTGACCCCGGAAATCTACGTCGGTGACCCGCCAGGAACGGTCGGATCAGGATCCAGCACTTCGGGCCCCATGCAACCCGGCCCCGCTGCCTGACCACGGGACAGCGGGGCCGCGCACCGACCCATAGACCGTGATGCGCTGGCACTAGTCACGCATAGCCCGGCTCAATATCATCTCCGGGTAACTCCGGTTGACTCACATCCGCCGCAACGGCAGGCCACAACTACTCCACCTGAAACAGGAGCGGAACATGCAGTACAGCACGAACCGGCCGTTGATGCCCGGCGAGATCATCGGCTACCGCAAGGACGGGCGTCCTGTCCGCCTCCAGGCGGGAGGGTCTGAGGCCACACTAGAAGCCCCATCACCCTCTCCTGCTCCGCAGGCCCCGCCGGCTGCGCCCCCGGCGCAGCAAGCACCGCCGGCGTCAGCGGCCCCTGTCCAGCCTCCAGCGCAGCCCCAGCAGCCTCGCGAGCCCGACGGCAGGTACGCGCCCGCGCAGCCTGCCGCGCCGGCCCCGGCACAGCCCCAGGCCCCCCCGCCGCCTCAGCCCGCGGCGCCCCCCCATCCCGCGCCTGCGCGCCAGCAGCCGGGCCGCCCTCCCGCGTCGCTGAGGGAGATGCCCCCCCGCCCCGGTGAGGACGCCCCCGAGACTGAGCGCCTCGCATGGGACGCCCTGTACTGGAAGACGTCCTCCAGGCAGTGGGAGGGCCGCGTCAAGGCCAAGAACGAGGAACTGTCCAAGGATGAGGCGTTCAGGCGCCGCGTAGCCGAGGCCCTGAACATCGACTACGATGAGCGGCCCGACCCCGAGGAGATGGCCCGGAGGCTCGAGGCCGAGAAGCGGCGCAGCCGGCAGAGCGAGGTCAAGCTGGCGATCCTCACCGCCGCGACCGGATCGAGCGTGAACCCGGTCGCGCTGCTGGACTCCCTGGAGTTCATGAGCAGGACGGCCGAACTCGACCCCGAGTCGCCGGACTTCCAGGCTCACGTCGGCGACCTGGTGCGCGAGGCGGCCAGCCAGCCCCGCTACCAGTTCCGGCAGCCGCCGCAGCCCGCCGCCGCCCCGGAGCCGTCGCTCACCCCGCAGGTCACGCAGCCTCCGGCGCAGCAGCAGCCCGCGGCCCAGTTCCAGCAGCCACCCGCCCAGCCTCCCGCCGCGTCCTCCGGTGCCGACTTCTCCGGTGCTCCCGGCGGGAACCGGCTGTGGACCCAGGCCGACTACGACTACTGGACCGCTCCCGGCCGTGACCGTGACGGAAGCGTCATGGCGAAGGCCATCGCCGACGGGCTGCTGGTAGGGCTGGGGATCGGGAAGCCGTCGAGGAAGTCGCGGCGCTGATGCATGACCCCGACGTCGTAGCGTTCACCATCGTCCGCCCGTGGCCGAGCCGGTCGGGACTGCCTGCCGCGAACAACGGCAAGCGATGGGCGGTCCGGCTGCATCACGTCCACTTCGAGGACTGCGCGGCCAACGGCTGCAATCCGGCCCGCAACCCGTTCCCGTGGTGGAAGCCGCGCAGCTACGGCCGGTTCTGGCGGCTCGCCGGGCGCGAGTTCTACTGGCCGCCGCTGATCACGGTCTGGCACCGGGAGCCCGGCGGCCGGGACGCCCTGACCGTCTGCCGCCGCCGCTGGCAGGACAAGGACGGCCGGTGGCACTTCTCGCGCGGCTGGCACTGGCACGCCCACCACTGGCACCTGCAGCTGCACCCGTTCCAGCACCTCCGCCGGCGCCTCCTGACCCGCTGCGAGTACTGCGGCGGCCGGGACCGCAAGGGCGACCGGGTGAACTTCTCGTCAAGCTGGGATGCGCCGCGGGCCCGGTGGTGGCGCGGCGAGCAAGGGCTGCACCATCGCGACTGCGAGCGCGGGCGCGTGGCGGTGGCCCCGTGAAGGTCGCGGGCGGCGTGTCCGGCGACCGGCTCGCGGACATGTCCAAGCCGCCCGAGGAGCGCCGCCGGGCGGTACGGAAGGGGAAGACGCCCCGCCAGCGCAGGCGGATCCCGGCCCAGTTCGGCCACGGCCTGTCCCCGAAGGGGCGCAAGTGGGCCAGGGAAGGCGAGGCGCTGATGGCGAGGGAATCGGCGCGATGACCAGGGGGGCGCGCAGCCGGACCTCCTGCTGCCTTGGCCGGCGACCGGTCCTGAAGCCGGGCAGCGTCAGGGACCGGGCGCGCCTCCCTGCAAGGAGTTACCCGTGGCCGTGAAGCGCTACACCGTCGAGTGCGCCGAGCACGGTCCGATGGAACGTGATCAGGTCCGGTTCGGCTGGCTGTGCACGGCCGGGAACTGCCGGGCCGCTCTTCCTGACGAAGAGGTCATCCGCCTCGTTACCGCCGCGCCGGCCGACGCGCCCGACCCGCTGCCGCTGGTAGTGACGTGAGCGGCCGGTAGTAGAACATCCCGCGCAACACGGGTTACGATAGGCACGAACGCACCCCGCGTCCGCGTACAGGCCGCAGAGCCTCGCGGCGGGGAGCGGTGAGCCGCCGGAACGGCGAGCAGTCACCCGGAACGGGTAGCAGACCCCAGCACAGCAGCTACCCCTTGCACGTGATGCCCGCCCGCAACGGCGGCTTCGCTTTACCGGAATTGCCGTAACGGCCTTTCGCCAATTCACCCGGAACGGGTTTCTAAGGGAATCCAGAGAGGGTGAATCACCATTAGCGTGCTTAGCTTCAAGCCTTAAGCTTAGGGCCGCCGTCCCGCGAGGGGCGGATGAAAACCGCGAGAATTGCTGGGAAGCCCGAGCCACCTGGCCGCACCACAACGTGAGGCGAAAGCCTGAGCGTGACGGTCCGAAAAGCGGTCAGCCCCGGAAGGGGCCCGAGGGGTAATCAGCAGCCGAGCCGCCCTGGCGCAAGCCGAGCGGATGGTTCACAGACTAGGCACGTGGCACCCCTCGTGGGTGGTGGGATAGTCGGGACTTACGCGAGAGCGTAAGAGGCCGGCAGAAATGACCGGCCCCGCCGCGCAAGCGGCGAGTAACAACAATCGGAAGCATGGTCAAAGGTCATCCTCGCGGCCGAGAAGAAGGCACTCGTCTTCGGCGGCCCGGGGATCGTCAACGACGACTACGAGGGCGAGATCAGCGGCCCCGGGACAACGGTCCACATCACGCAGTTCGGTGACCCGGAAGTCTCCGACTACGCGCCGAACGAAAGCATCGCCTATCAGGAATTGGACGATGCGGGTCAAGAGCTTCTCATCGACCAGCGGAAGTATTTCGCGTTCACCATCGATGACGTGGACAAGCGCCAGGCCGCCGGGGACATGCAGTCCTACCTGGAAGACCGGGCGGCCTACAAGCTGGCAGACACGGCCGACCAGTTCATCGCCGGCCTGTACACCGGGTGCGCGTACGCGAACATCCTGCTGAACTCATCGGGGAACTCGACGCTGACCGCCGGCGACGAGCTGACCCCGGCCGTCTACGGCGGCTCGTCCAGCCACCCGGCGGACTTCTACCTGCAGGTCGTGCTACCGCTCAAGGTCAAGCTCGACGAGGCGTACGTGCCGAAGAAGGGCCGCTACCTGGTCGTCCCGCCGTGGGCCGAGGCGCTGCTGGAGCAGACCCAGGCATTCGTGTCCGTCGCCACTCCCGCACAGCAGGAGGTCTTCACCGAGGGCCTCATCGGCCGCGTCTCCGGATTCGACGTGTACACGTCCAACAACAGCATCGAATTCGACCAGACCAACAATGGCTGGATTGTCCAGGCCGGCCACCCCATGGCAATTACGTTCGCCGAGCAGATCGTCCAGACGGAAGCTCTCCGTTTGCAGACGACTTTCGCGGATGCGGTCCGCGGATTGCACGTCTACGGCGGCCGGCTGGTGCGCCCCGACCACATCGCAATCGCCGGCGTGATCCGGCCAGCAGGGATCTGACCTGTGACGATGGCCATGGCGCCCAGTCTCCCGGCAGCCGGTTCCCGGTTCCGGCCCGCATCCTTCGCGGTGCGGGCCGGCCGGGTGTACTGTGGTTCCATGGCGATAACAAAAGGGGTTTACACAATCACCTGCATTGCGACAGGGCGCGTGTACGCCGGCTCCTCATCGGCGGTGCGTCGCAGGTGGAACAGGCACAGGTGGGCTCTGCGGCACGGCAAGCACACCATCGCGGCGATGCAGGCCGACTGGGACGAGCACGGCGAGGAGTCGTTCAGGTTCGATCTCGTCGCCGAGATCGGGGACGCCGGGCAGCGGCGGCTCGTCGAGCAGGCCCTCATCGACGCCGGCTGGGCCGACGGGCGCGCCTACAACGTGTCGCCCGGCGTGGTCAGCAGTACCGGAGTTCCGCTCTCGCCGGAGCACAGGCAGGCGATCAGCGCGGCGAACAGGGGTGCGCCCAAGTCGGCCGCGCACCGCGCCAGGCTCAGCGCGGCGCACAGGGCGCTCTGGGCGGACCGTGAGATAACCCCCGAATACCGGGAGCGCATGGCGGAGATGGCCCGCTTGCGGACGGGCCATGCGGTCTCCGCCGAGACGCGCCGCAAGGTGAGCGCCGCGCAGAAGGGCAGGCCGCTCTCGCCGGAGCACCTGGCCGCCCTCCGCGCGGCGAAGGCGGGCGGCGGCAAGCCGCTCAAGCTCACCGCGGAGCAGATCCCGGAGATCCGCAGGCGCATCGCCGCCGGCGAGTCGATGCCGTCGATCGCGGCCGCCTTCGGCGTCAAGCCGGCATCCATCTCAGATATCAAGCACGGGCGCTCCTGGCGTCACGTCCCTGAAGATAAGGAGTGCCCCTGATGGCACGCACAACTCTCACCGCAACCCAGCTGCCGAACAGCGGCGGTGTCTCCGTCGGTGCCGGGGTGGAACCCGATCACACCAACGGCAACATCGTCGCCTCGCCGGGGCCGTTCAAGTCGGTGATCATCGTCGCGAACACCGGGTCGGCCATCAACCTGATCGTCCGCGCGTCCGGCTATCAGGGCGTCCCGACCGGGGCGGCGAACTCCGGGTACGTCACCGGCCAGTACCAGCCGCTCGCCACGGCGAGCATCGGCGACCTGACCGTCAGCTGCGCCGCGGACGCGACCACGGTCGTGGCCTTCTCGACCGACTGGGAGCGGTACACCCAGGCCGACGGGTCGATGTGGCTGGACTGGGGAACCGCGACCGACCTGCTGGTCTGGGTCGCCCAGCACCAGTACATGCCGTAACGGCATGCCGTGAGACCTGAGCGCGGCCCCGGTTCCCTTCCGGCGGCCGGGGCCGCGCCCAGCCGGAAGAGGCAAACGACGCCGAGGAGGCGATGATGGGGACGAAGACCGAGGACCTGCCGGTGATCCGGCTCGTGAACCCTGCGACCGGGGTCTCGTTCGACTACTGCGGGCGCTGGCTGCGCCCCGGCAAGGCCACCATGGCCGATGTCAAGCGCGGCTTCGCCCGGTATCCCGGCGACCAGGTGTGGCTCGCCTACCCGCCCGGCGTGCAGAAGCAACTCGACGCGGGGCGGCTCCAGGTCAAGGGCCAGTACCAGGCACGGGCGGACATCGAGGCATCCCAGACCCCGGAGTCGGCGATGCCGAAGGGCAACCAGTCCCACGAGACGTGGCTGGCCTACGCGGTCTCGCAGGGAATGCCGCGCGATGAGGCGGCCCAGCTGACCCGCGACCAGATCAAGGCCCGGTTCATGGCCCCGATATTCGACCCGGACGCGCCGCCGGCGGAAATCGGCGGCGACTGCGAGCTGCTGAACGGCAAGCCGTAGGCGATGTCCACGCCGACCCTTCCTCCGCTGCCAGCCGGGGTGACCGATCCGGTCACGGCGCAGATGTGCGCCGAGACCGGCCATTCGTGCATCGCCTGCCCGCGGGACGTCCGCAACCTCGCGGCAACGGCCCACAATGCCCACGGTGCCGTCATGGCTGCGCTGGCTGGCAGCGGGAGCTGGGAGCGGGCGCAGCGGAAGCTCGCCAGCCTGAAGAACGCCCTGGAAAACTTCGCGATGGCGTCGGATGCCCACTTCGCCGCGCTCAATGAGTGGCGGCGCTGATGCCCACCCTGGCTCCTTATTCAAATGCGAGTTCCGACGTCTTCCCCGGCGGCATCCTTGAGCTGATCGTCCAAATCGAGACGTCGGTTAACTCGGGCGTGGCGTGCGCGGCCAGCGACGTAACCATCGGCATCGCGGCCTCGGGCGCGCCGGACAGCGGCCAGGGGACCCCGGTAGCGATGACGAGCGCGGGCATCATCACGCTGGCGATGGGCCTGTGCCAGTACAAC